CGCAGAAGACTATGATCAATCATATTAATTCTTTGCAGCAAAAAATTGGTTCGGCAGAATTTAACTTAGATCAGCTTAAAGTAGGCAGAGATGCCTTCACAAAAATGCTCCGGATATCTTTAGATGAGGGAATATGTAAAGCTGAAGAAACTGAAGATATAGCTTGACAACAGTAACATAACCGTGGTACAATGGCAACAATAGATCAAATTAGACAAGCTGCTGAGAATGACTTAGTAACTTTTATTAAGTTAGTAGCTCCTGAACAAGTCCTTGGACAGTGTCACGAGGATGTATGTAATTGGTGGGGTAATGCAAATGCTAAGTCTCACCAGCTCCTTTTGTTTCCTCGTGACCACGGTAAGTCTCGTTTAGTTGCTTACAGAGTTGCTTGGGAATTAACTAAAGACCCAACCCTTCGTATCCTATACATATCAGCTACAGCTAACTTAGCAGAGAAACAACTAGGGTTTATTAAAAGCATTCTAACCTCAGAGATATACAGTAGGTACTGGCCTGACCATGTACACCCTGAAGACGGTAAGAGAACAAGGTGGACTAACTCTGAGATTATGTTAGACCATCCTTTAAGGAAAGCAGAGAAAGTACGTGATCCGTCTGTGTTCACTGGTGGTCTTACTACTTCTCTTACAGGGATGCACTGCGATATTGCTGTACTCGATGACATAGTAGTATATGAGAATGCTTACACTGGTGAGGGACGTAATAAAGTTAAAAGTCAATACTCTCTATTGTCATCCATTGAGGGAGCTGATGCTAGAGAATGGGTGGTAGGTACACGTTACCATCCTGTAGATCTTTACAATGATCTTCTACAAATGGAAGAAGAGTTGTTTGATAACGAAGGAAATAAGATAGGCGAAGAAAACATCTATGAAATCTTTGAACGTCCTGTAGAGGATAGAGGAGATGGAACAGGTGAAATGTTATGGCCTCGTAGTCAACGTAGAGATGGTAAGTGGTTTGGTTTCGACATTAAAGTATTAGCTAAGAAACGTGGGCAGTACTTAGACAAGGGTCAGTTCAGAGCACAGTACTACAATGATCCGTCAGATCCTGACAACGTACCGATAGAAAGCAGTAGATTCCAATACTATCAACGTAAACTACTTAGAGAAGAAAACGGTTATTGGTTCTACAAAGAAGCTAAGTTAAACGTATTTGCAGCAGTTGACTTTGCGTTTAGTTTATCTAAGAAATCTGACTATACAGCTATTGTTGTTGTAGGTGTTGACTCAGACAATAATGTTTATGTACTTGACATAGATCGTTTCCGTACTGACAGAATCACAGACTACTTTGAACATATACTACAGTTGTCAACTAAGTGGTCATTCCGTAAACTAAGAGCTGAGGTTACAGTAGCTCAACAAGCAATCGTTAAACAACTTAAAGAACTTATTAAACAACACGGACTTGCTATAAGTGTAGACGAGTTCAGACCTAACAAATACCAAGGTAATAAAGAAGAACGTATCTCAGCTACTTTAGAACCTCGTTATGACAACTTACAGATATGGCACTACCGTGGTGGTAACATACAAACTTTAGAAGAAGAACTTCAATCAAGGAACCCACCGCACGACGATATTAAAGATGCTCTTGCTTCAGCTATAGATATTGCTGTTAAACCCTTCAAGAGTGTACGTAGAAATAAGAGTGCTAATATAGTTTGGGCTAATAATAGATTTAGAGGAGCCTCTTAATGGCTGGTGAAACAATAGAATTAGAATATCTTTTAAGTCCTGACTCAATGGCTGTCGAGGTGTCTAATCGTTGGCGTGAGTGGTCTAACCTACGTCAAACAAAAGTTGAAGAGTGGAAAGAGTTACGTAACTACTTATATGCTACTGACACAAGTACAACTAAGAATGCTATGCTTCCTTGGTCTAACAGTACTACAACTCCCAAGCTAACACAGATCATGGATAATCTCCATGCTAATTACTTTGCTACATTATTCCCACAATCTAAGTGGATGCGTTTTGAAGCTGAGACAAGAGATGCTAACACTAAGACTAAACGTAGTGTCATACAATCATACATGGACAATAAAGTCCGTCAGTCTAATTTTGTTAATACAGCTAGTGACTTACTCTACGATTACATTCAGTATGGTAATTGCTTTGCTACTGTTACATGGGAAGACAACTACCAAGTTAAAGAAGCTGGGGACCTCGTTGTAAACTATGTAGGCCCAAAGGTTGTACGTGTTTCACCATACGATCTTTGCTTTAACCCTACAGCACCCAGCTTTGAGAAGTCACCTAAGATCCTCAAGTCTATAAAGACTCTTGGAGAGATCCGAAGTATGATAGACAGTGATCCGTCAAAGTCATACATGGAAGGTGTCTTCTCTAAAATGATGGGTGCCAGAGCTGCTGTAAGGGGTTCTGACGCCACATATGATAAAGCTGACGGTTACATAGCTGACGGCTTTACATCCATTCAGCAGTACTATGAGTCGGACTACGTGGAAGTTCTAACCTTCTATGGCGACTACTACGATACTGAGAATGGTGTTCTACTAAAGAATCGTGTCATAACAGTCGTTGATCGTGCATATGTTATGGCTAACGAAGAAGACCCTAGCTGGTTAGGTAGCTCCCCTATCTTCCAAGCTGGATGGAGACCTCGCCCTGACAACTTATATGCTATGGGACCATTGGATAATTTGGTTGGTATGCAGTACCGTATTGACCACTTAGAGAACTTGAAGTCAGATGTGTTTGACCAGATAGCTTATCCTATGCTAAAGATCCGTGGTGATGTAGAAGACTTTGACTTTGAACCTGGTGGTCGTGTGTACCTAGGGGAAGAGGGTGATGTAGGCTACATGGCTCCTGATGCTACAGCATTACAGGCTGACCTACAGATCAGACTATTGGAAGACAAGATGGAAGAGATGGCAGGTGCTCCTCGTCAAGCTATGGGTATCCGTACACCAGGTGAGAAGACAGCCTTTGAGGTACAGTCATTACAGAACTCAGCATCTCGTATCTTTGAACACAAGACTGCACACTTCGAACGTGTGTTCCTTGAGCCAATACTAAACGCTATGCTAGAAACATCTCGTCGTCATATGAATATGTCTGACACAATAAGAGTATTGGATGATGCAACAGGTGCTGTTCTGTTTCAAACTATTACAAAAGATGACATTACAGCTAAAGGTAAGATTGTTCCTGTAGGTGCTAGACATTTTGCAGAACGTGCAAGACGTATTCAGAACCTTACCCAGTTATATCAGATCAAGTTGTCAGACCCTACAGTATCTGCTCACTTATCAGGTAAAGAGTTTGCTCGAATCTTGTCAGAAGAATTGGGTGAGCCAGAGTTGTTCTCAGAAAACATTCAAGTATCTGAGCAACTTGAAACACAACAGCAGATGCAAGAAGCTGAAGCTATTAACCAAGAACAATTAATGTTAGCTCAAGAAATGGGAATATAGATATGCCATACAAAGCAGGTAAAGTTAAACCGTATAACAACACAACAAAAAAACCTAAGCCTAAAGAAAGACCTAAAGCAAAGCCGATGAAAAAGAAGAAATGAAATCTATCTGGCTAAAAGGTCTTAAGGGACAAGAGAAAGAGAAACGTAAAGCTGAAGTACTAGGTTACAGAAATGCTTTCGATGATCTAAAAGAAATTCTCGAACATGATTTTAAAAAGAAACAATCTGTTCGTGATTACGAAGTACCCAATTGGGAACTACGTCAAGTGGCAGTCAACGAGTACAACCAAGTACTTGATGATCTGCTTAAACTCATAACAATTAATAAGGAATAAAACATGGATGTGTTTTCTGAGAGTGGACAAACCAATGACACTACTCAACCTGAGCTTCAAGCTACTGAGAGTACCCAACCACAGGATTCTTTTGTACAGAAACTCGTAGAGGCGAAGGGAGATAATTGGAAAGACCCTGAAGTATTAGCTAAAGGCAAAATAGAAGCTGATAGCTATATTAAAGAACTTGAAGGACAACTCACTAATATGAGGGAAGATTTAAGTAAACAGGATTACGCCAAAGATCTCTTGGAACAGTTGCAAAATAAGGCCGCAGACCCCATCAATGCGAAGAATGCAACGCCAAACAATAATACTGGTGGCACGTCAGAAGGGAACACCAACCCTAGTCTGAGTGAGGAAGACCTGAAGAGCCTTGTTGAACGTACACTAACTGAACGAGATAAAGATTCTGTTGTAAAGCAAAACCTTAATCTTGTTAATGAGGAAATGGAAAAAAGTTACGGCACTGATGCCTCGACTAAGATCCAAGATAAAGCTAAGGAGCTAGGGTTAACTATAGAACGTATGCAAGAAATTGCTGCAGAGTCACCCACAGCTTTCTTTAACCTTATTGGTGAACCTAAAAAAGACTTTAAGCCTATGGTTGAAGGTTCGGTTCGTACAGAAGGTGTCAACATGCAAGCCTCGAATGAACGTGATTGGTCTTACTACCAAAATCTTCGTCGAGAAAACAAAAACCTTTACTACACACCCAAGATCCAACGCCAATTAATGGATGACAAAATGCGTTTGGGTACTAAATTTGGATTGTAGTTTTAATTTGGAGTAAATAAAATGGCTGGTATGACTTCTGCCACTAACTACTTGACTCGTTCCGACGTATGGAGTCAAGAATTAAAAGAACTTCTTCGTGATGAAATGATGGCACAACGGTACGTCCGTATGCTTGAAGGTTTCCCAGACGGAGATACTTTTCATATCCCACAAATAGGTGAGATTACAACTAACAACTACACTGAAGATACACAAGTTACGTATGATCCACTTGCAACAGCAGACTTCACGTTTACTGTAGACAAGTATCTTACTTCAGCTACTTATATCACTAAGAAAGCTGAACAGGACTTCTTCTACGCAAACGAACTAATGTCTCGTTTTGTGCCTGAGCAAGAACGTGCTATACTTGAGCATTTTGAAGCTACAACTTTTGCAGCTCCTGAATCTGGTGTATCTGCTAACTCTGCTGAAGCTATCAACGGTATTGCACATCGTATTGCTGGTGGTAACTCAGGTAAGATGGAACTAGAAGACTTTGCATATGCACGTTACGCATTGAAGAAGTCAAATGTTCCAGATCAAGCAATGGTTGCTATTGTTGATCCGTCAGTTGAGTTCACAATCAATACACTGTCAAACTTAGTTAATGTTTCTAACAACCCTAAGTTCGAAGGTGTAGTGTCACAAGGTGTTGCAACTGGTATGCGTTTCGTAGCTAACGTTTACGGCTTCGATGTATACACATCTAACTACCTTCCAGACAACACTGACTCTGCTTTACTAGAACGTGATGGCACAACTGCTAATGACTTCTCTAGTAACAATGGTAAAGTCAACATGTTCTTCTCTGCTGCACCTGTTGCTAACCCATTCGTGGGTGCATGGCGTCAGATGCCAGAGGTGGATTATGAGTACAACAAAGACTTCCAACGTCACGAGTATGTAACATCATCTCGTTACGGTGTTAAGTTGTACCGTCCTGAAGGTATTGTCCGTGTTGCGACAAACCCAGACGTATAAATAAAACAAAGTTTGGGGGGCCTGGTGCTCCCCTTACCTCTCTTGGCATAACAAGGAAATTCAAATGGCTAACGTAAACCACTCATCTTTAACTGATCCTCTCATACATGAACCTAAAGGTGTAGCCTCAGCCTCTGTTGGTAAAGTCTACGTAGCTAATGGCTCAGGATCTGGAACATGGACAGCTAAAGAAACACTAGTTGGAGAAACTCTAACAGGTTACATTGACAATATTTCTGCTGCAAGTACAGTTTATCTACCTATTCCTTTTGCTGGTACTATCAGTAAAGTTGTTACAGTTCTTGAAGCTGCAATTAGTAGTGGAAATGCTACACTCACAGTTAAGAATTCCGCAGCTGCAAGCATGGGTACTATTATAGTAGCTCACTCAGGATCAGCTGCAGGTGATGTAAATACACTTACCCCTTCTTCTAATAACACGGTGACAGCAGATAGTTTTATTACTATAGCATCAGACGGTGCTTCAACTAACTCAGCAACCCTTCGTTTTGTAGTAGTATTGGATAGATCATAATGAAACGTACCCTCTTAGAAATGGTTCAGTCAATACTTAGTGACATGGACTCAGAAGCTGTCAACTCTATTAGTGACTCCGTTGAAGCTGAACAGGTAGCATCTGTCATACAGGACACATTCTTTAACCTGATTGCAGCAAGGGATATACCTGAGCACAGACAGTTAATTAAACTAACGTCTTTATCTGACAGTGATAAACCTACACACTTCAAGTACCCAACTAATACTCGTCAGCTTAGTCGAGTTGACTATAACGTAGCAACAACAGGTACTACATACAGAGAGATTACATTTGTTGAGCCTATGGTCTTTATAGATCGTATGAACCAAGATAGCTCTAATAGTATTACAGTGGCAGATGTTGCAGGTGGAACTACACTATTCATAGGTAACTCTACAAGCCCATCATACTACACAAGTTTTGATGACGAGCATATTGTCATGGACTCATATGATGCTGACGTTGACTCAACATTACAGAACATTAAGTCAAGAGCATTTGGTTATGTGTACCCAACATTTACTATAGAAGATAGTTTTCAACCTGACCTAGATGACACAATGCTTCCTTACATGTTAGCAGAAGCTAAGTCTACTTGTTTCTCATTGTTTAAGTCAGGGTCTGATCCTAAGATTGAACAGTCAGCACGTAGATTAAAGTCGTTTGTACAAAACGATATGTATAAAACTAAACGAGAAAACAAACGTCCATACTACGGAAGAAATTAATGATTGAATTTATAGAAGACACACCTAACCAAAAGTGTGTTTGCAAAACTGACAAACTTAATACTGACATTATAATACAGAAATCAAACAATGGGTTTGTATTCTTTGAGATTAAGTTTACCAAAGGAAGCCCACCTGCTGAACTTAGTGGTAATTACACAAATATTCTAAAAGCTAAACAAGCTGTAGAAAAGTATGTAAGAAACAGGAAAGAAACTCCCACAGTCCGAAGAGACAATTTCAGTAAAGCTAGACAAGAACGGAAAAAACAAGATGGCGCAGAGATTAAGTCAAAAGGTAGTGAACACGTTCATCAAGGGTCTGATAACGGAAGCTGGTGAACTAACATTTCCTGAAGACGCATCCATTGATGAATCTAACTGTCTTCTTGAAAGAGATGGTACACGCCGACGTAGGTTAGCTGTTGAGTTAGAAACAAGTAATGTTAACTCTACATTTACAATAGACAATACATTTGTATTTACAACTGGCAGATGGAAGAACGCAGCTGGTGTAGCTGGCTTAGACTTTCTTGTTGTACAAAATGGTGTAACACTACGTTTTTATAATACAACATCAGAACCATACTCAGGTAATGAGGAAAGCTTTAGTATTGATCTCACAACGTACAATTTCTCAGGTAGTGTAGGACCAGGTTTAGCTAAGGTTCAAATGGACACAGTTAACGGTAGTCTTGTTGTTACTTCTGAAGCTATCGAACCGTTTTACGTTGAGTACGATTCTAATGCTAACACAATATCTACAACACAAATCTCTCCTCGTGTAAGAGACTTTGAGTGGTTAGGTGACACAACAACCTATACTTCAAGTAAGAAAAACCCTGACACTAATCGTCAGTATGATACTGCTAACTCTGGTTGGTCAGGTAAAAAAGGATCAGCTGCTTTAGCAACCTACGAATCAGCTAACAGTGACAAGTACCCACCCCTCACACATCCTTGGTACTCAGGTAAAGATACATCAGGTAACTTTAGTGAATCAGAGTGGGAAAAAGTATTCACAGGTTCTACACTTACAGGCAATGGTAGCTTCATCCTTGATTTCTTTTCTAAGAACCGTAGTGTTGCATCAGGTATTGCAGGGATTACAACTGAGAATGAAAACAGTAGGTTTAAAGCTGTAGCTTCTTTCTCAGGTAGAGTCTTCTATGCTGGCTTGACAAGTTCAAAGAATGCTGGTAAGATACTATTCAGTAAGTACCTAGATAACATAACAGAAGCTGCTAGGTGTTATCAACAGAACGATCCAACCTCAGAAGAAATAAGTGATTTACTTGATACTGATGGTGGTGTCATATCCATACCTGAAGCATCTAATATACTAAAGCTACATGTATTTGGAAGTTCAATCTTTGTATTTGCTGAGAATGGCGTATGGCAGATCATGGGTGTTGACGGTGTATTTAAAGCAACAGAGTATTCTATATCACAAGTTTCACA